GCTCTGAGCAACGGCGACAATCAGTTTGGACAGGATTTCACATTGTACGAAGCACTTCGCACGGTTGATCGTCTGCTTCGCGGGCAAAGTTTTATTAAACAGACTGATTTATAACAGGTGCGTTATGACCAAAGAGCATGCACAAGGTGTATTTATCCGTTTTATTGATTTTCGCGGTGAACTGTTATTACGCGCATCAGCTATTGATGGAGTCGTCCCATCAGAAAAAAATGCAGCTACTTACGTTTATCTGAACGGCACGCGCCTGACCGTAGAACTTCCGTACCAGACTGTACGCGAAATCATTAGCGAAGCTGAAAAGGCACGTCAGGTTAATGGCAATGAACCCTATATCGAAATTATTTGCATGGATTCAGAAACTGAAATCCAGAAAGCAGATTAAAGGGTGTTGCAATGGACAAAGAATATAAAACACTCATCAACAAAGCACTTGAGCGTTTTTATTTTCGCTTAAGCGCATCAGGCGTTCATGCTGAACGTGCAGCCCGTGACTCATTGACCAGGGCAATCCGGAGTCTGTATGACGTGGCTTTTTACGCTGATGATCTGGATGCACTTAACGAACTTTCCGAGCTGGTCTGTGCCGCAGAATGCGGAGAACATATTGAACCGTATAAGCTGGGGAATATCGCATGAGTATATTTATGTCATGGATTGTTCTGATTATTTCAGTGGTCTGCGCAATTGGCATTGTGCGAATTATTCATTCAGTAAAAAAGATTGAGCGTTTTTTCACTGAAGAATAACAGCACAAATAAAACACACGATTAAATAAGAAAACATGAAAACAATCCGCACTCGCGGAGGGCTTTGTACATTCAAATAAGGCGGCAACGATGAAACAAAATAAAGAAGACAAAATTCAATGCGACGCATTAACTATTCTTGCTCATCTCCAGGATTGCAAACTGGAAGAGGCGCTCCCCGTCGCTCTTGAACTAACCAGAACACTTGTTAGTGAAATTGACCCGGAACGCGACATCGGCACGTTTACTGTTGCACTGGCGGCAAAGGCCCTGTTAACGGAACTCTCATCAACCCTTGATTCGCTTTTCGCCGAAATAGACGAGTTGCACGACCACATTGAAGAGCTGGAAATCCAGCTATCCCGCATCCGTCGCCAGAAACAGAACAGTGGGCGCAATGGCAATTAAGCACTTTCCTGTCGTTCGTTTTACCTCCAGAGGACGTGAATACGAAGTCGACGAACGCCTGATTACCACAATCGACAAACACCGTTCAGAAAAGGATGCACACCACATCTACCTCACTGACGGCACTTACTTCTGCGCCACCAACGTGGTGCGGGTGAACCTTATCCGACAGGTACAGGAGTCATGCAGATGACCATTCTGGACTATATCGCCGCCAATCCGGGGTGTAGCGGTGGAGAAATCGCCGCAGCACTGAATACCCCAACCACAGCTATTAATGCGGAGTTACGCCGACTCTGGCGTAGCGGTTCAGTCATAAGAAAAGAGCGCAAAACAGGTGGTCGCTTCTCTTACCAGGTAAACCCGATGCCGTTCGGGTGCGGCAATCCACTTACCAATATGTTTAACCAGTTACTGAAGGAAGCCAGAGCATGAGCATCATCAACCACCAGGAACTACGCGAACTGGCGACTGCCGTGCAAAGAATACCCCCCCATGAATCACTACCATCTCGCGTGAGCTTACAACCGTCAGTGGTGTTGGCACTGCTGGATGAGTTGGAGCACGCCAGAACCACGGCCCCTGCCATTCGCCTGACACTCCATCATGAAATCGCTGATTTCTGCGCGACGTTGGAGGCGCCAGGCGAACCGGAAACGCCGGAAGCAATACAGCAAGAGCTGCTGCAACGCATTGACAAGGTTTTCGATTTTTTCCTTAACCAGTAAGGGCCGCAACATGAACAACAAGACATGGTTTCGTGCATATGCATGGGCGCTAGTATGCGTCCTCGTCTCTCTCATTCTGTATGTAGGGGTACTCCCCCGAATGATTTCATCAGACAGCTCTTTCCTGGTATTGCTGGGCATTTTCATTGCCATGCTGTACCCGGCAGGCGTTGTTCGCCTTTTCAGTAAGTACATCAAGGAAATTAAACAATGAAGAAATTCAAACTCTTTCAGATTCTCCCGCTTTTTGCCGCCATCCTGCTGGTTGGCTGCGATCGCGTTGAGCCAGGTAATGTGGGCATCAAAGTCAACAAGCTGGGCGACGACAAAGGCGTTGGCGAAGTGGTTGGCGTTGGCCGCTACTGGACTGGCTGGAATACCGAGGTTTACATCTTCCCGACCTTCAAACAAATGAAGACCTACGATGAGCCGTTCAGCTTTCAGATGAGTGACGGCACAACCATCGGCTATCACATCGGTGTGGCCTACAAGGTTGATCCATCCAAAGTTACTACAGTGTTTCAGACCTACCGCAAAGGCGTGGATGACATTACCGACACTGACCTGCGCCAGAAGATCGCCGACGCACTCAACCGACTGGCCAGCAAAATGACCACCGATAAATTTATCGACGGTGGCAAGTCTGAACTGCTGGATTCAGCACTTAAAGACATTCAGGCAGAAATGACACCTATCGGCATTCAGGTAATGAGCCTCTCTTATGTGGGTAAGCCGGAATACCCGCCAACCGTTATCGACAGCATTAATGCCAAAGTCACGGCAAACCAGAAAACCCTGCAACGTGAACAGGAAGTCAAGCAACGCGAAGCTGAAGCCAACATGCTGCGCGCAGAAGCTGCCGGACAAGCCGATGCCATTCGCACAAAAGCCCAGGCTGAAGCCGACGCCATTCGTTTACGCGGTGAAGCTCTGCGCCAGAATCCCGGCGTTATGGAGCTGGAAGCGATTAACAAATGGAACGGCACGCTACCGCAATACATGACCAGTAACACCGCTGTTCCGTTTGTTCCGGTGAAGTAATTAAACCCGGCCAGTGAAAACCGCTGGCCGGAGCAGTATCAGGATTTTTTAGTATGCCGTTCTCACAAAAAAACCGCTTGCCATGCCGCAATCAGTCAGGTTACATTTCCGCTGCACCTCATAAAACGGGTGCCGGGATTGGAACCCCGCAGACTAACAGAGCGCACAACCGCGCCAGCGGTTTTTTTGTGCGTGCCGTATCGCCACGTCTTTTTCGCGTCAGAATTATGGTGGGGCGTACAGGGCCAGCATCAGCTGGGCCGGGTCCTCTGTTAGCCGGTAGTTCCAACCCTGTACGTCTCACCACCCCGAGCTTGGAACCTCTGGATGGTGAGTTTTCAAAACTAACTAACAGAGAGGCCACATCATGGCAAACCGCAAACAGCACCGCGCTATCGCGGAGCGTCGTCACATCCAGACTGAAATCAACCGCAGACTTTTCCGCGCATCACGCGTCGCGCAAATCATGCACATCAATATGCTGCATGAGCGCAGCCACGCACTATCAAACATTTATTCCGCCTCTGTTTTCAGCTATCTGGCGGATGATCTGCGCGAGCTTCAGCAGCTCATCCAGCAGCAAAACAAACTCCATTAATTCCTGTTCCAGGCCTTTCCTGCACCTTGCGGCGGGAGGCCTTCGCACATCTGTAGCAAGAGGATTGCCGCAATGATTCTCGCCAACGACTTTCTTGAATACCTGCTCAACACAGAACGTGATCTTGCCGCTCGCGTGCGTGATCGTTATGACATGTACCTGAAATCCCTGCCTGTACCGCAGCTCGCTGACGGAAAGATTGTTATTGATGGTCGCTACATGATTGACAGCCATGAGGAAAATTACAGGCTTTACCGCATTGAAGGTGGCACCCCGTCCGTTATTGGCATTTACCAGCGCCCATCCTCTGCAATCGTCGATGTGATTGCCGACAGCATCCGCATCACACATCGCCATGCCGACACAGAAGACACCGTGCTGGAAATTCAGCGGCTGGCTACAGTCTGCCGCGACACCCTGAATGGCATGACGAAGTAAATCACTATGACGGCAGAGTACATCAGGGACTGGCAACAACCGCGCCACGCAGTGGGTCGTGAAGGAACGGGAATCCCCGCTCCTGAATCCGAGCTTTCCTCCTGGCTGGATGCCTACCGGGCAGAGAACGAGCGCCGCCAGGAAATGGCTGAT